ATGAGTAAAAGTATAGAAATACAAGCACCTAACCCTCTTAAATTTAAGAAGGGTCATTTAACTGTGTTCTTGGCTGGTTCCATTGAAATGGGTAAAGCCAAAGAATGGCAGAAAGATGTTATGAAGCATTTTGAAGACATGCCAGTAACCTTCTTCAACCCAAGACGTGAAGACTGGGATTCTAGTTGGAAGCAAACCAAGGACGATAAGAACTTTAGTCAACAAGTAAACTGGGAGCTAGATGCTTTGGAAGTTGCAGATGTAATACTCATGTACTTTGACCCAGATACTGATTCTGTTATTACTTTATTAGAACTAGGTGTTCACATCAGGGACAAAAGACTTATTGTTTGTTGTCCTGATGGGTTTTATAGAAAAGGGAACGTGGATATCACTTGTGAGAAATATGGGACCAAACAAGTTGATTCACTACAAGCTTTGAAAAAGGAACTCGAAAAGTTAATTGATGAATAAAAACAAAAAACAACATTTCATTAACCGTGAAATTAGAGCTACCGAAGTTAGGGTAGCAGAAGTGGGTGTTATGTCTTTAAATAACGCCTTAAAATCAGCTGAAGAACAAGGGTTGGACCTTGTATTGATGTCACCTTCAGCCAATCCACCAGTTTGTAAAATAATGAACTATGAAAAGTTCATATACGAACAAAACAAAAAAGATAAAAACAAACCTAAGACCCCAGATTTAAAAGAGGTTAAATTCAGTAGAACCATTGGTGATAATGATATCGCTTACCGTGTTAAGCAAATCATCGAGTTCTTACAAAAAGGGCATAAAGTTAAACTCTCAATGAGGTTCGGTAATAGGGAATTAACCTACTCAAAAGATGGCGAACAAGTTTTATTGAGTGTAGTAGTAAAACTTGCAGATTATGGTGTGCCAGAGTATATGCCAAAGCTTGAGGGGCGTAACATGTTTGTTACTATTAGACCTAAATCAAAATGATTAAATCAGTAATATATAAATACATTGATAAGAACTATTCATTAAAGTATGTGACATCAGTTGAAATTTTATACCTATACGATAAAAAAGGTGAAGGTAGGGTTTCAAGACATGCAATGTTTAATGATTTAAAAGTGATATTTGGTGTTGAAAATGAAGATTTTATTTTTGATGTATATTCAGAATGGGTCAATAATAAAAAAGAAAGTATATTAGTTACGTGCTAGAAAAGTTTGTTTTAAGGTATTTAAACGAATATGTTGAGTTGAAAAACCCATGGGGTAGTATGGATGTGTTATGTTTTAGGAACACCAACGATGTTTATTACTATGGAACATTAATACATGACATCAGTTTAATATTTGGGTTATCAGCAGAAAGCATAAAAATTTTGATTCAAACATGGGTAAAAGAAAATCACCCATTGATTTTATTGGGTGATTATTTTGCTCTACCAACAAACATTGTTTATGCCCCGTATGTTCCAGCACAAAACCCACCCATAATTATTGGTGTTGACCCATATGAATTTAATCCTAGGCAATCAATAATGTCTAGATATGCCGTTAAACAAGTTGACAATAATTTTTATGGTGTTATCCGTATAGAGGGGTAATCTTTACTTTATGGATATTTTTCATTATGTTTGTTCATGCAAACATTCATTGAAAAATATTTAAACAAGAACTTTACCGTAAAAAGACATGAACGTAAAAACTGTATTTTCTATAAGTCTAGTGACGAGCTAGCGTATCCAGTAGACTTCATTGATGAACTCAAAACGGTTTTATCAATAAGTGACGAAGATGTTGTTAAAATAACCATAAAGTGGGGTCTTAAGACGTATGGTAAAAGACTAAAACAATACTGGGCAATCATCAAACCCAACCCAGATTGGGAAGGTATAGCGATGCCACTGGTGAGACGAGTATTTTCTAGGTTGGTTAGTGATGACATAGTGCCAGTACAACCAATGGGTGGACCAACAGGACAACTATTTTACTATGATTACCCTGCTACTGCTTCTACCAACACCGTTGCTATTCAACATGTTAGGGTTGAACCAGAAATGGATGATGGCGAATTACTTCAAGACCAAATTTTAATTAACAGATAAATTTGGATATTTAAGAAAAAAGTAGTACCTTTGCAATGAAGATTTTTACAGATAGAAAGACAAAATTACGTAAAAAGATTGAATCTTGCTTAACGGCAAGCGATATTGACGGAATTTTGAAAGCTGTTGATGAGTATGAGAAAGATAATCTATCAACAATAGAAAAGCTAAAACGAAACAAACAAATAGAGTTAAACCGTATCAACGGCGCTCTGAAACAAACAATAAATGCGCACGGCCCAATAACCAAGGTTTTGATTGGGAGCGCAACCAAAAGGATTTATGGTTCCCTCTTAGGTGATGATAAACCCAGTTGGTTTAAACGAATTAAACTGTTTTTTGAGAAATGGAGAAAAAAATAACAAAACTAGCAGTATTTGACTTTGACGGCACATTGGTTGATAGCCCATTGCCAGAGACAGGTCGTAAAGAATACGAACAAAAGACTGGGGAAAAATGGCCACACAAAGGATGGTGGAGCCGTGGTGCATCTTTGGACCACACTATTTTTGACATCCCAGTAATTCCACACGTTATCGAAGATTACAAAAGGGTTAGAAAAGAAACTGACACAACTGTAATCATGTTGACTGGTCGTTTGGAAATGTTGAAAAAACACGTAATGGCTGTGTTGGAGAAACATGAATTGGAATTCGACCATCATTTCTTCAACACTGGTGGTGATACAGATGTTATCAAAATGGCAACACTTGATAGATTTTTGGAAGAACACCCAGAAATCGTTCATGTTGAGCTTTGGGACGACCGTCTTGAACACATCCCTCAGTTTACTGAATGGGGTACAAAGAAGGTTGCTCAAAAACGATTGGAGCATTTCGATATCCACGTAGTACCAACTGGAAGACACTAAACCCACATTTTGTGGGTTTTTTGTTGTATTTATAAACAAAAAGTAGTATATTTGCGATATGACCAAGTATGAAAGGTTAAAAATTGAGTTGAAAGAACACGGTAAAGGTTCGATGAAAGCCTTTGGCACTTCAATGCTACCAATAATCGAAAGCGGCTCATTATTGACGTTTGAGGTCAAAGATGAATACGAAGTAGGTGACATCGTATTTTGTAAGGTTAAAGGGCGTTATATTGACGCTCACAAAGTCACCAAAACAGATAACAAGAAAGGTTACATGATTGCCAATAACAGAGGCTATGAAAATGGTTGGACCAAAACCATATTTGGTTATGTGACTGAAATAAACGGTAAGAAAAGATGAACGGAGATAAGATAGTTCAAATTGCGTGTAAAGAAGTTGGGACAACTGAATCCCCAGCGAATTCAAATAAAACCAAATACGGTAAATGGTTTGGTTGGGATGGTGTTGCATGGTGTGCAATATTTGTAAGCTGGTGCTATAACAAAGCTGGATTAACAATAGATGCCATAACCAATAGCAAAGGGTTTGCTGGGTGTCAACAAGCGGTTAGTTATTACCGTAAAAAGAATCGAGTGACAACCGACCCACAAGTTGGTGACCTTGTGTTCTTTGACTGGAACGGTGACGGAAGACATGACCACGTTGGTATTTTTATTAAATGGATTAACAAAACAACCTTCCAAACAGTAGAAGGTAATACATCTCTTACAAACCAATCCAATGGTGGTGAGGTTATGATAAGAGAAAGGAAAAACAAGAATGTTTTATTTGTTCACCCTAAAGTTTTAGGATAATGATAAATGAATTGATTGACGGTATCAATCTTGGTACCTTAGACAAAGAAAAATTTAAGAAGTTATTTGAAAACAAGAAAGTTGTTGATGGTGCGATTGTCGCAGACATCAAGGGCTTTGCTATGTTTGATAAAATAGTGGTAGATGCCGATAAATTTTACGACCTACCAGATGTAGTTCAAGTATTCTTTTTATTGCATGAACTATGTCATAGTTTAAGATTTGATAAGTTAGGTTTTGACCACTATTTGACGTTGCTGGCCAACGAAAATTTTGACGAATTCGCTAATACCGTTATCAATGAAGAACTCATAGCGGATAGATATGCATCTATCATGTTTTATAGGTTAACAGGTTTGACTTATAGTCCATACTTAACACAAAGACTGACTGAACCTTATTACAAAGACAGGTATATCAGACATGTTGTGCCGTTGTTGTTTAAAAAGTTTAAAAACAGAAAAGCCTATGAAAAATTCTGGGCCAATTTTTACGAAGAAAGATGATTAAAATAAATGATATATTAGAAGGAAGATTAAGCGCAAACGCTAGTGGCAGCGCTTATCTAGTGAACCCAGATTTACCAAAGGATATTTACATATCCAAAAACAATACGAACAAAGCTTTTCATTTAGATAGCGTTAAGGTTCGCATCATTGAAGGTACTGGTCGTTCAATTGAAGGAGAGGTAATTGAGATTACCAAAAGGTTTAGAACCGAATTTGTGGGTACAATACAAGTATCACCAAGATATGCGTTTTTTGTACCTGATAGCAATAAGATACCTTATGATTTCTATATCCCATTGGATAAAACACAAGGGGCTAAAGATGGTCAAAAGGTGGTTGCTAAAATCAGTAAGTGGAAAGACAACGCTAAATCACCAAACGGTGAGGTTGTCAGAGTTATTGGCGATGCTGGTGAGCATGAAACAGAAATACACTCAATTCTTGAAGAATATGGTTTACCATACGACTTTGAGCCAGACGTTATTGCTGAATCAGAAGCCATCTCAGAAGAAATACCACAATCAGAGATTGATAAGCGTAGGGATATGCGTGATGTACTTACGTTTACCATAGACCCAGCAACCGCCAAAGACTTTGACGATGCTTTGAGTTTACAATGGGTTGATGGAGTTGCTGAAGTGGGTATTCACATTGCCGATGTGAGTCATTACTTACGACCAGATACTGAATTGGATAAAGAAGCCTACAAGCGTGGTACCAGTGTCTATCTTGTGGACAGATGCGTTCCTATGCTTCCTGAGAGGCTTTCTAATGGCTTATGTTCACTTAACCCTAATGAAGATAAGCTAGCGTTCTCAGCGGTCTTTAAAATGGACCAAAATGGACATGTGTTGGAAGAATGGTTTGGTAGGACTGTCATTAACTCTAACCACCGATTTACATACGAAGAAGCGCAGGAAATTATTGAAGCGGTTGATGATAAAAATAAGCAAAGTAATTTAGTCCTAAAATTAGCTGATGGTAAATCTACAGAAGAAGCGATTAAGATTTGTCAGGCGATTTTTACTCTTGATAAACTAGCCAAAAAGATGCGTAAGGTAAGAACCACAAAGGGTTCGATTACGTTTGATAAAAGTGAGTTGCGTTTTGATTTGGATGAGAACAACAAACCAATAGGTGTGAAGTTCAAACACAGCAAAGACTCCAATAAGCTTATTGAAGAGTTCATGTTATTGGCAAACAGACACGTTGCTCAGTTTATCAATAGCAAAGGCTTGCCTATGGTAAACAGAGCGCATGATAAACCTAACGAAGACAAATTAAACTCGTTAAAGGATTTCATCAAACAGTTTGGTTACGATATCAAAACTCAAGACCCAATAGAAATAACAACAACACTTAACAAGTTGTTGCAAGACGTTAAAGATAAGCCAGAAGAAAACATGATAAACAACCTTGTTGTGAGAACCATGCAAAAAGCTGATTATCGAACACAGAACATTGGTCACTACGGTTTAGGGTTTAAGAACTATGCACACTTTACCTCACCTATTAGACGTTACCCAGACGTTATGGTACATAGACTTCTTGCTAGATATTTGGATAATAAACCAACACCTAAGTTAGAGAAGTTGGAAGCTAAGTGTTTGTACTTATCAGAACGTGAAAAGAAAGCACAAAAAGCAGAACGTGATTCAATCAAGTTCATGCAATGCATTTTCATGAATGATAAGGTTGGTAAGATATATAAGGGTATTGTTACTTCAGTTGCCGAATATGGTTTGTTTGTTGAAATTGAAGAAAACAAATGTGAAGGTCTTATTAGATTAAATGATATAGGTGGTGATACCTTCATTGCCGATATGAACAACTATTGTGTGAAAGGTACCAACAATGGTGAACGTATAAGACTTGGCGATGAAGTAATGGTTGTGGTTAAATCTGTTGACATTGAACGTAAAAACATCAACTTAACGATGATACGATGAATATCAAGAAATACATAGAAGATTATATTAATGATGGATTTACGCTTGTCTTAAGTGAGAAAGACTTTAAAGTTTTTGATAAAAGAATGGGTTCCTATATGGAAGTTTCAACTTTAACTCAAAACGTTTATATGATTTTTTTTGGCGGTCCAAAATATGATGTTGAAGGTAAAAATCTCAGCCTTGTGTTTAAAATCACAAATGCATTTTATGGGGCTAACAGAAAAAAAATCTTATCTTCTTTTTATGAAGGACTAGAGGGTTTTGATTATAAAAAATCCTCTATTGAGCTTATTGATAACCTAATTGAATTACTTGATAAACTTGGACTGGCTGAAACAACCAACAGGTCAAATAATTTTTTGTTTAATTTATTTAACGAATACTACTATGAAAAATATGTTGAATTGGGTAAATTAGAGCGCATCAAAAACTCAATACACCCTGAATACCATACTAGTTCGCATGTTAACTCAATAGTTAATACATATTGTCAAAACGAAGCCATTGGTGTGAATGTATTAATAACGGCTGCAATCAGTGATTACTATATCGCCTGTGTTAACAAAAAAGTTAAAACTTTCTTAGAAAGGTCAACGGTAAAGTTAGGTGACAGAAATTGGTATATTGATAATTTGGATTACGGTAGGCTTGAGATTGATGGTATAGAAAAAATATTTCATAATGAAACGCCAGAAGTTTTGCTAAAAATCAAAGAAATTTTTGATGCGTGGTATTACCCAGAAGTGGAAAAGGCCAGTGAAAAAATTATGAATATTTGTTAAAAAAATTTGGTAATTGGTAAAAAATGTTGTACCTTTGCTTAAAACAATGACGAAATGATTCTTGACTTCATAAAAAACAACACACTTTATCGAAACAAATACAGAACCCATAGTGAAGCAGCTATTGTGACCTGTTTTTTCAATCCGACCAACAATCCCTACAGAACCAAGGCGTTCAACATTTTTTATGAGTCAATTAAACACTTGAACCATATGGTAATTGAGTGTGTTATTGGTGATGCTAAACCTGAACTACCAGAAAACGATAACATTAAACGTGTTCACACTCAGACTCTTCTTTGGCATAAAGAAACGTTGTTGAACCTAGCAATCAAATCGTTACCTTCAAAATACAAGTACATATTTTGGGTTGATGCGGATGTTCTTTTCACCAATAAAAATTGGTTGGTTGAATCAGTTGAAAAGCTCAAAAAAGTAAACATACTTCAACCATTTGAATATTGTTTCCATTTGGAAAAAGATGAATTGGAACCAAGCTTTAATATTGAGAGGGCAAAACTGTCTACCGATTCAATCATGACAATCAATCGCCATCCAATGACTTGGCGTTCATTTGCCTCAAATGCCGAAGAAAGTCCAACACGTGCTAGTTCTGAAAATTACGATTATCACGGTCACGTAGGGTTTGCTTGGGGAGCCAAACGTTCAATCCTTGAGGCTTGTCCGCTCTATGACAGAGCACTTATAGGTGGTGCAGACCATATCATGGCACATGCTGCTGCTGGTCACATACCGCATAATTGTATAACAAAATCTTTCACTGACGATATTCAATCAGTAAA